TCGAAATATCTAAAGTATTGTTTCCAAGCGCGCCATAAAGAGAGTTCATCAAAATCTTAATAGCCATTTGGTGATTATTTAAAGTATCGATTTCATTCTCTAGTTTTTTGGTCGGATACTTTTCATATTCCTTTTGAGCTTCAATCATTCGACCCTTAACAGCGACTCTGTCTTCATAATATTGTCGAATGATTCTAGGTATAACACCTTCAACATTCTTTTTGAAGCAAACTCCAGATGGAGCAAGTGCATAGTTTTTATCAAAATCTGGTATAATATTGTCAAGAGCTTTTTCTACACTTATGCCATTTACAAATCCATCAACGACTGTTTCAGCACTCATATTCCATTGAACAAGAATATTAGGATAAAGTGAATTTAAATCGAATGAACATACCCAGTCATGAGAACCAACGTAAGGTTCTTTTACATAACCTCCAGCGAATGACGTTTTAGTTTTATCTGTTTTATATGGAATAGCTATATGTTCGTTGTTTAGCATTCGATATATGATTGAATCCCATATATTAGTCGTACCAAACGTATCAATATAATTAACGCCTGCTTTATACGCCATTGTCATAATCAAAGTAATGAGACCAAGTTTTTCTTCTAGGCGATCAACAAGCTCAACGTCTTTAATGTTATAGTCAATAAACTTTTGATAATCTTCTTTATATAATAAGTTAAGAGAACCAAATTCTTCGTAAGATAGTTTTCTTTCTCCTAACACAGTGTTAGCGATATGGTCAAGACGATAAGATTCTTGAGGACCATAAGAGTAACCAAACTTTTTAAAGGCGTCTTGATAGTCAAGAACCTGAATACCACTAATTTCATACCAACTTGTTTCTCTACCACGTATCACCACATTTCTTGACTTAGGTTCTATGCCCCAAGGAGATATGCGTTTAATTGATTCGGGACCAATAACTTTTGCAACACGATTAATGATGTATTGTAAGTCAAACTGTTCGACATTCCAACCAGTTACAACATCTGGCATGTATTTTGTATCATTCCAAAATTTTAAGAATGAGTCGAGCAATTCAAATTCTGAAGTGCACTTATGATATTCTACATCATCACGTGTGTTTACATATTCACCGCAACCAAATACATGATAAACATTATCAATATTGTTTTTAGTCGTAATGGATATAACGGGATAGTTTGCTTCTTCGGGAACAGGGAAACCTTCTTCTGATTCAACCTCAATATCAACGGTAGTGACGTTGATCATATCGCGATTGAATTTAATTTCTTCTGGCCAAACATTTGTAATAAATTGAAAGATGAAATTATTCTGGCCGTGTATTTCTATACCATCTACATGTTCATATCTTCGAATATAATCATTTGCATCTTTCATGCTATCGAAAGATAAAGGTTCAGCGTTTTTACCTGTGATTGTTTTCCAGTCTGTTTTTTTCGTGTGAGTGACTGGATAAAGCGTAGGTTTAAAATGAATACGTTCTAGATGTCTTCTACCATCTTTATAACCACGTAACAGAATATTGTTACCTAAGCGTTGAACGTCTGTATAGAATTTCATAGAGTACTATTGTACCACATTTTGTGTTAAAAGTACACTAATCAATGATATAAAGGTTAGGTTGATCTTCATATTTGTGAGGTAGTAAATGATCAAGAGTAATACCTAATGATTTAGAATATAGTTGTGTTACTGGAGCTTTTGATCCATTATTCAATAAGTTTTTTTTCCCATCTTTAGGAAATATTCTTTTCCATTCGCGAGAAAGTTTTTCTATATAGCCCATAGGTCCACTAGTAAAAGTATTCCATTTTTTATCTTCAATATACCATCTAATATAATCTTTAAATTTGTTACTAAGACTATAACATTCCATTGCAATTCCTGGCATCCATACGCCATAATCGTTTATAGTGTTAAAATCTTTTCTAAATTTTTGTTCGTCTAATAAATATGCATCATGTTCCATGATAATAAATCGTTTTTTCTCATTTTTTAACCATAACTTCAAATGACTTGCGACAACTGATTTTTCTATTTCTGTCCAATCTCTATCTCCACTTCTTAGTAATTGATGAGGCCAAAAAGAAAATTTAAGTCCTTCTATTTCAATCATAGGACCTACTCCCCATTGATCGACTTCATCAATCCAAACGAGATCTTTTGGTTTAGTACATTGAATAGGAATAATCTCTATTAGATCTTCTACAGGTTTAAAAGATTCTATAGACATTTTAGAGTATGCGACGGATACTGGATTATCAAAATCCATAATCATGTATGCTTTCATAATATTCCAAGTGTGGCAGCCAAACAACTGCCTGACTGCCACGAGCTTTTATCTTATACTGAAAGGGCGATAACCCAGTAAGGTATTGAAGCAACGATACCAGTGATGATACCTGCTTCTACATAACTTACAGTTTCAGCATCAAGACGTTGCAGTCTTTTCTGAAGTGTTTTCATTAATTATCTCCTCGTAATTGTCATGTTTTTTAATTTCAATACTACGAGGACGCTGATCTTCTGGGACGACTACTTTCAATTTGATGACCAGTATTCCATCCACCAAGTCAGCTCCAACTACTTGTGTGTATTCGGACAGCCTAAAGACACGCTTGAATTTCTTCGTTGAGATACCTCTATGAATAAATTCTCGGCCTCTAGTTTGATGCTCACCTGTTACGGTAAGGGTTCTATCCTTTACATCAACATTCAACTCATCTCGAGAGAAACCAGCAACGGCTAACTCAATATGATAGTCATCATTTGTATATTTGACGATGTTGTGTGGGGGATAGTTATCTTTTGCTTGTTTCGCAGCCATATCTACTTCTGCTAAGAAATGATCAAAGCCGACAAAACTTGCGCGTGGAAATAAGCTTCTAACGCCTGTCATATTTACCTCCTAAAGTTTAAGCAAGGTTAGTGTATACCCGGACCACCCGGCATATACAGTACTATATATACGTTTTTGGGTTTGTACGACCCTCAATTCCAAAAGAAATACCTAATCGAGTTTCTAAAGGTTCGATATAATGATACGTACCTCGTGGAATCCATAATAGTTGGTCTGGTTCAAACACTCTCTCCCATAATTTTTCTACTTTATCCATTTCAGTATTTGGATCAAATGTATCTTCTGGAGACAATTGAGTGGGGTGAATAGGTGAGACAGAAACAGTTGGTTTCCATAAAGATAGTCTCACTTTGCCTAAAACTTGTAAATATACAACATCCATTCTATCGCGATGTATTTTAAAACTTTTTGCATCAGCAGTAAAACTTCCAAATCCTATAGCAGTAATATGGTTCTTATGAAATGTAGTGCGCATGCGTTCTAATAATTCTTTGAGCCAACTAGGTATTGAACTTCTACGTTCTAAATGTCTTAGTTCTATTGCGTTTTGTTCGTACTTGTATACTTTAAGCTTTTTTGTTTGTTCGGCTCTTACATCTTCTTTTGGATGACTTTCAATAAGTTTTATCCAATCTATAAACGAGAAATCTTTGACTTTGTTTATATTGCCGAAGAAATGAGGTTTTCCTGCTCTTACATTATTAAGAAACTTACTGTTTGTTACCGATGTTGTATTTTGCACAAAGTTCCCATTCATCTTTTTCTTTAAAAGCTATCACTTTAATTTGTCGCAATGGAGCAACCGGTTGAAGCTGCTCTTGGTTTTGAACTGTAACTAATCCCCAATCACTAAGTAAAGTTGTAATACTATTTCTACGTGCAATATCACTTTCTTCTAGGTTTGCTTTACGTCCATCTAACAAGAATAGTTCTTTAAAATGAACTATAAAATACCTACCTTGTTTGTGTAGTATGTGACACGATTGAAATAATTTATTACCTTGTCTTGAGGCAACACCGATACGTGTAAGTGTTTCACGTACTTTTAAGAAATCATCTGGTTCGTTTAATGTTACTTCCAGCATACTTGCTGGACTCCATTCAATTATTTGTTCTTCTTCCACCTTTATCCACCTTTTGTCTTATTTGTTTTAACTGCTCGGAACTGAGGAGAGGGAGTGCCTGTCTGGCCTTTTCATTACTATATCCATAATACTCCATAATCACCTCAATGTCCTCGCTGGTTTCAGGTTTGATCCATTTCGAGAATCTTTTTCTTTGTCTAATTATATTTATATAAAAGTCATATTGTAGACGGTTGTCTAGATGATGATACTGGTTCATAATGTTTGCATACGAAACAGTATCTTGAAAGTATGATAAACTTCGATTGATAAGAAATGCATTATAACCTTTCTCATCGATATCATCTTTCATGATATTTTTCTTTGTCCAGTTTATACTGTTAAGATAATCGAATGGGTTCATGTGTAAATCTCGCGTTCATTGCTATACATGTTCTTTTTGCTTCTTCGTTCACAGCAGGTAAAACACCATGAACAAGGTGACAATCAAAAACTATAAACATGTTTTCTTTTGGTTCTATTTCCATATAAGGATCTTTAAAAACTAGTGTTCCACATCCGTCATCTGCAGCTAAATAATATATAGCAGAAAACCTATATAATTCGCTTTTATGATCATGCATCGATGTTCCTTCACCATTTTCATAATCTAATCCCCACAAATCATCCATAACTCTATACTTCGCTGATACCATTTTTGACAGTTTGTCACTAAACACTTGTCGGCATGTTTCAAAATCATCACTACCAAATTTTTTTGGTTGATATATGTTGCAGTATGCTGTGTCTAAACGAATAGAAGTTCTTGTTTGATCTTTTGAAGCTTTCTCTCTTATAGTTTTGATTAGAAAATCTTTATTTTTCAGCTCAAAGAAATCATAACAAATTAGTGGAGATTTATTTAAAGTTAACATTTGCCATTACTTCAGTTAAACAAGCAACAACATTTAGTTCATGATCAGCAACAAAAGCATTCTTATATTGATAGTCAGCAAGTATAAGAACAAGTTGAGGAATGCTTTGAGGTTGAACTTTGTCATTCATACGATCATACACTGCTCTAAATATTGCACTTGCATCAGTATCTATATTATTTGCAACCCAACTACGAACTTTTTTGAAGTCTTTTGTTTTTAAAAAAGAGAATAGATCATCATAATTAGTAGACGAATTAAGCACATCTAAGTTAAGTGTACCACTAATTGAATTGCGTTGACATTCATTTATGATTCTACGCCAATCAGGTGCATACTTCATAATAAGTTCAATCAATACTTTTTTGTTATATGTAACTCCTTCAGTACCTAGTATGTACTCAAGTCGTTCTAGAAACTTTTCTGCAAGAGGAACCATATCTTTCTTTGAAGTATTAAACTCATAGACACCACATCGAGAATGAAGTGGTTCAATGATACGATTCTTGAAGTTACAAGTAAGAATAAATCGACAGTTATCAGAAAATTCTTCGATAAATCCACGAAGAGCTGGTTGAGTCGATTGAGGATTAAGATAATCTGCTTCGTCTAGGATGACGACTTTGTAACCACCAGATAGCGATACAGATGAAGCAAACTGTTTTATCTTACCACGAAGAGTGTCGATGTTGCCTTCTTCAGAACCATTGATAATAATATAATCAAGATCGAGTTCGTTACAGATTGCTTTAGCAACTGTTGTTTTACCAAGACCAGCAGTACCGGTCAATAACATGTTTGGTATTTCTAAGTTTTCTACAATCTTAGAGAAAGTATTTTGTAATTGATCTGGTAAGATACAATCACTTATATGTTTAGGTCGATACTTTTCAACCCATAAAAAGTCTTTTGACATAATTCACCAATTTCATAATATAAAAATAAAGGGAGGCCGAAGCCTCCCGTTCATTACTCAGCAGATGCTTCAGCTCTGTTTGCTTCACAAAGTTGAACTAATTGTACTGCTTGGTCTCGTAGTTGACCGATTGTAGTCAACTCTTCACCGCGGAAACCACCACGTTGAACAACTGTATCAACAACTGCAATTACAGATCTTGATACTCTGTTCGCGAGGTCGTATACTGCCTCGTTATTTCCTTTTGCTTTTTTATCAGCCATTTTAACCTCCGAAGGTTGAGTGTTTTTCTAGCGCTATAAAATATTCAACAGAATCTTCTACTTTCTTAAATCTTGATATATTACGAGAAGATAGTTCAACTTCGTAATCACCAGGAATAAGTTTTAGATTATCTATTAGAATATAAACTTTAAAGTTGTCACTCTTATAATCACCATCAACATCAATTGAAAAGACGTTTGACGTAGAATTTTTAGCATCAGAGACTGCGATGTTGAGAACACCATCAACGACTGATACACATATTTCAGAGTGACTTAATACAGAAGCAGCCTTTTTAAGTTTGCTCACAACAGAATTAGATAGAGTAAACTTTACATCTGCTTCTGGCATTTCGATATTCTTTTCTGTAGTAGTTAACATCTCAGGATCTGAGAAGAAATATTTAACACGTGATCTACCAGTTGAATCACCAACAAAGACATAGTTGTCTTCAAACTTAAGTCTTGGTCCATCAACCAAGTTAAGTACACTGAGAAATTCATTGAGATCATATATGCCGATTTGTCGAGGAAATTCAACATCGACTGTTGCAGCAGCCATGACATTCTTAGCTTCTGCTACTGTCTTTACAACATTGCCAGGTTTAATCACCAGATTGGGATTAATAGCTGCAAAGTTCTTTAAGACATCTAGGGTTTTTTCAGATAGTTCCATAATATAGCTCCAGTTTCAATTATATCTATTGTACCACAATTAACGTTTAAAGTAAACATAATTATGCTACTTTTTTCATTTTGCTAAAGTTTTTCTCTTTGATAAATTCTAATTTATTTGAGAATTTACCATCAAGTAGATCACCTTTATGACTTATAACAAATACGTTTGTATTTTCGTCTAAAGAATTAAGTATCTTCATTAGATTTTCTACACCATCATGATCTAGTGAAGAGTCAAATGTTTCATCAAGTATGAGTAAGTTTGTAGCAACACTGTTTTTCATCTTCGCAATCATTCGCCAAGTAAACAATAGTGCTAGGTCAATTCTTTGTTTTTCTCCTTCGGAGAATGAATCGTAAGTAAAAGCATCTCTGTGTCTAGAATGTATTGTTTCTTGGAAACTTTCATCAATATTAAATGACACAAAGAAATCAAGTATTTGTAAGTATTGATTGATTAACTGATTCATAACAGGCAAATATTGTTTGATGATTTTTGTTTTAATACCAGTATCTTTAAGTAATTCTATAATTACTTGACTATATGACATGTCATCATTAAGTTTTATTTTTTCAGAAACGTGTTCTTGTTTTAAAGAATTAAGATCATCTAATTCTTTATTTGCTTTTGCCAAATCTGCATTCTCTGTATTCATGTCCGATAGTTCATTTTGTAATTCATCTATCGATTTTTGTAATCTTGTAATAGAGTGATTATTACTATGCATCGTTTTTTGATGATTTCTTATTTCATCCAATTGAGCATATAGATTTTTTTGTTCTTCTTGTAATTCTTCAAATTGGGCCGTTGCCTCATCGATTCCTTTTTGCAATTCTTTAGCTCTATCTTTTGCTTTTTTCATCTGATATTCTTTTACATCATCAGATATCTCTTGTTCGCATGATGGACAGTTTTCATTCTCTTCGTAAAACTTAGCATTCTTTACAACTGCTCTCATTTCTGTTTTAAATTGAGTAGAGTACTCATTTATCTTGCTTATCTTTTCATCAACAGATTTGCTTTTTTCTAACGTAAGAGGTTCCGTCTCGTCAACGATACTACTGAGAGATTCGTTTTCATTGTGAAGATCTGTGATCTCGTTACGTAGCTTCTCAATCGATCTATTCTTGCTTTCTTTGAGGTCCTCATTAATTTGCGTGATGTCTCTAAGGTACTTTCTTTGTGATTCGATCTTGGTCGAAATGATGTCAAGTTTGTGTCCATTTTCTTTGATTTTATCTCTCAACATTGATATTTTTTCTTTGATTAACATATTCATCTTAGAGAATATACCGATGTCGAGTAAGTCTTCTATAATTTCTCTACGATGACCAGGTTGTAGTTGCATAAATGGAACAAATGATGATGAACCAAGGACTACAATCTGGTGAAATGATTTGTGATTAAGTTTAAGTATGTTTTGTTCAAGTATCTTTTGATATTCTTTAGAATGAGAATCTTGGTTAACCATCTTATCATTCTTCCATATCTCAAACTTATTTGGTTTAATTCCTCTCATAACACGATAAGAATTACTACCAATATCAAAGGTAACATCTACAAGTGCACCTTTTTTATTTACAGAGTTGACCATTTGATCTTTTTTAATTTTTCGGTGTGGTGAACCAAATAAAGCAAAAGATAGAGCATCAAGCATAGTAGATTTACCTGCTCCATTTTGTCCAACTATAAGTGTGCTTTTATTTTCTGTGAAATTAATTTCGGTGAAATTATCACCAGTGCTCAAGAAGTTCTTGAACCTCAGGGTCTTAAATGTAATCATAATCTAATTTTTATTTTTCAAATACAAAACGCGTTTATTTGCTTCTTCAAGTGTAGGAACAATTTCGTTATATATAATTTCTTTATTTTTGTATTTAACAATTCTGTATTTAGTTTCATTATTATCAAAATATGCAGGAATAATTTTATACATTAAAATATCTCCATAGACTGTGCTTCAAGCATAAGATTTTTTACCTGTAGTTTTAATTTATCTTTATCTAAATCTGTGTCAACTGCATCTATATATGTACTCAGCAATGTGTCTGTATCATCTAATTTGATTGTTTCATCTTGTACATTTGAACCAATAAAGTCATTGAAGTTTTCTGCAATCTTCAACTCATGTATATTTCTGTTTTGTATTCTATCAATCAATGTATCAAATACAAATGAATCTTTTTTGTTTACTACAATAACTTTAACAAACTTTTCATTTAGATAATCTAGGTCCATGTTCATATAATCATAATCACCTGAATCATCATAATAGATCTTTTCAAATAATCTTAATGGACTTCTAACTGGTGTAAGTTCACGTGTTTCTGTATCAAATATGTGAAAGTATTTTGGATCATCACAATCGTTCCAGAAAAATTCCATTTGCGAACCAAGATAAGTAACATTGCCTTTTGTTGATTTCGTATGGAAGTGGCCGGATAATACCATCTCAAATCGAGAAAATATATCCGGCTTCATTCCATGGGTGCAAGGGATTCCTTTATGCATTTCAAATCCTGATAACTCTAAGTGAGCACCTACTATATCAGCATCGCATGTTCGTATAAACTCCATATACTCTTCTTCGTTTTCTGAATTAATCCATGGAATCAGTGCCATCTTCATTCCATCATAATCCATTACTGTTGGGTCCATAACTAGATGAATCTCATTCATATAATGGCCAAGTAATTCTTTAAGCGAGTTCAGATCGTTGGTATTTTTATAATAGACATCGTGGTTACCAGGAATAAGATCCATAGTAATACCATGCTCTCTAAGTTTAGATAAAAATACTCTGCGATGGTGATGTAATCCTTTAATTGAAATGAATCGACGATTGTCAAAGTAATCACCAAGGTGAACAATATGTTTGATGTTATTCTCAACCATATATGGAAAGAATACCTCAGAATAAAATTTTTCTTGGTGATCTAAAAATATGTCGGCTGAGTTACGTATACACGCGTGTGTATCGTTAAGTATTGCAAATTTCAATTATAAAAACTCCGTTAAGTCTGAGTCAGCATAAACTGTTCTTTTCTTTCTTGGTTTCTTTTGTTCTGTGCCAAATGCTTTAATGGCTTTATCTGTATCTTTAACACGATCAATTCTTTCTCTTAATCCATCGACAAAGCTTTGTATTTGAGAATTTGTTTCATCGTTTCCTTCTTCGATAAATTCTGAAATATCGATTTGTGACAGCCATTTAAGCTTAATCTCTTGTTGTTTCTTTTCTTTTGCTATCCTTCTTAAAAAAGCATACCAAGTAATCTGTGTAAAGTAAGCAAACGCATTTGCTTTTCCTGTTCGTGTTGCTGCTTCAATATCATAGTTTTCTATTGCTCTTAAACAATTTTCAACAGCATCCATTACCATCTCTTCTCTATAAGTGTATCTTACAAAGTTAGATTTATGTGATAAACCTTCTGCAATCTTTAAAAAAGATTCTGCTACATAATTTGGTACGGTTGGAACTTTTTGTTTTTTCTTTTTTGCTTTTTGAACTTCTTCAACGTAGTCACATACTGCATTTGAAAAATCATTATTGTTTACGTAATGTATGTTTCTCGCTTTTGCCATAATATATAATTCCTTTATATGTTGTCTATTATACCACAAGTAAATTTAAATTAACATAAAAATTTTTTTTCTTCTAGTTATGTACATTTAAGTCAAAATGTGGTACAATATATAGAGTCCCGGGGAGGGATGGATACTACTAGTGTAAAGTATCATCATCCTTCTTAAATAAACTAATTACGTTATCTGGTTTTTCTTTACTTAAGTCTAACGTTTTTCTTTTTTCTGGTTTTTTAATTTTAACTTTACCTTCTATATCTTTCAGCGCATCTTTAACTGTTTGTAAATCTTGTTTAAATTTTTCTCTCGCTAAAATTTTTGATTCGTATACTTCACCCATTTGATCAATTCCTACTATGTATTGATCCATAAGAAGAGGAGAAGGTTGACATTCTGCTATAATCATTTCGCTCTTTATAAACGTTGGATTATTGTTGTCTTCACCATAAACGAACCAAGGATTAAGTGTATAATATCTATAAGGTTCTACTTCCGGATCTACATCATAAACTCTTAATTTTAAAGACATGCATGATTTTACATGTAGATCGAATCCATCGTAATTAACGTCAAAATTTTCATCTACAACTTCGCAAATTATTTCTTCACCGTTGATAAGTTTTAGTTGTCTTATGTCTTTCATATTTGTACTTCGTAGATCTTATGTTTAAATTGTTCTTTATTATATATCTTTACTCTTTCGGCACAGTGTTGGAGTGTAAAGTTTTGTCGGCTGTGCCAATGTAAATCATCTGCTATATCGTACAATGTTGTATCGCGTCCATCATCGCTCTTTCTCAATCCTCTACCAATACTTTGTAATACTCTGATTTGTGATTTTGAAGGTGAGGCAAATATAATATTATGAAGGTTTTTAATATTTATACCTGTGCTAAATGTCCCGAGCGACGCGATGACGATTGCATTCTTCTGTTTTTCAATAATTTTACGTATAGCTTCTCGATCAGAAGTATCTGTTTCTCCTGATACATAAAACACCTTGTTCTTTGATTTATCTTCGATCATATCAAATAGCACTTTACCATGCTTTTCAACATATTGAAAGAGTACAAGAGTATTACCTTTCTGTGTTGTTGCTAAGTTTGTTATAAACTTATTACGAGGTTCGTGTTGTACAATCCAATCAATCTCTTCTTGATATGTTCTATTTCCAAAGTCTTGCCTCAATTCTTTACTATATTTTAACATAATAATCTTTATATCGAGATCTGCTAATGTTTTATTTTCTTGTAAGTCTTTTGTTGTTATAACTTTTTTAACAGGACCAAATAATCCTGTGAGTACTAATCTATTGACTTGAGTTCCATCAAGTGTACCTGTTGTTCCATAACGATATTGCGCTTCAGTGCATTTGTTCATTATTGATGATAATGATTTTGCTTTAAATCCATGACACTCATCACCGAATATACATCCAAATTGTTCGAACCAATCTTTCTTTAGTTTGTATATTGACTGCCATGTAGATATAATGACTCGTTTGTCTGTTACTTTATCTTTACCAGAATAAATGATATGACACTCATTATCTGCATCAAATCCATAAGATTTAAAATCATTAAACATCTGCTCGACGAGAGACGTCGTCGGAACAACAACGAGAATGTTTTCGTCGTGGTTGTCTAAGTACCAACGTAATAGAGTATAAATGATTAAAGATTTACCTGAACCTGTAGGCGATTGTAATACACCTCTTTTATGCATGATACCATAAGCAACCGCATCATATTGATAATCTCGTATCTCCCATGGAAGATTGAGTTTATTAATATATTTCATTAATTCTAGGTGATTAACTTCATTCTTTGTATTGGGTAATCCATACGTATCGTCTTCTCTCATAGTGAGAGTATAATTACGATTCATACAAAAATCTTTTAATTTAAGATACAAGCCTGCGTTTAATTCGTTTGTAAGTCTATTGAATAAACGAATCTTTCCATCCCATAGTTTTTTACGATATAGAGGTTGGAATTTATAACCAGGTGCAAAGAATGAG